TCATAGATGGCAATGTAGTCAGTATTAAGGTCAAGCGTACTGGCTACATCAAGATTGTTGATCTGTTCTAACTTGTCGTTATTAAGATTCGTCAGGTTGTTGTCCATTTCCTCAAAAGTGAGTGGACTACCTTTCGTTTGTCTTAATGTAATAGTAGCCATTATTTAAATCTCCACTGACCAAACAGCATAAACCTGTCATCGTTGCGATAAGTTGCGCCAACATCGACGTTGTCTGTTATTGGCTTTAACAGCATTAGTTCATGCACGTTATCGTTGGCATAATTAAATCTAAGCATAAACGGTAGCGGCTCATCGAAACCAAAGTGGTCATAAGCGGCTACCAAAAATACGGCAAACATCATAAGTTCAAACTCGTTCTTCTTTACAAACTCTTGAATTCGATCCCACTCTGTTTTCTTTTTAGGGCTTTCGGTTACCAAAGACCCACAGACGGCAGTACCTCTTCCGTTTCCGGTTCCAACCACGCCTTTATAGGAGCAAGCGATGTTTCCCCAATGCCTTGCCTCTTCTGTAATTCCTTCACGAGAGTACTCTGACACAACGACCGGCTTTCCAAAGGTAAGCGCATATTCAATGTGCTCTCTGAATTTTCCTTCCCCGATTTCATTTGCCCAGCCAGTCTGTAAATAAATAACGTCAGCGTCTTTATAGTATTCTTTAAGTCTTGCAGTGTTTTTGTCTTTAACTAGATGCGGAGTAAGGTGTACGCCAATAGGTTTATTTACGCCTTTCTTTCTTAGTTCGGTTACAAGTTTACTAACTTGAGCAGGAGAGTAATATTCATCACACTCAAGACAGACCACATAATGACTAACAAGATCGTCAACCGCATCAACAACTTGATTTTGGTAATCAATCTGATTTTGTATGCCCAATTTATAAACATCTGGAGAGTCGTCTGAAACCATCCATATGACGGGCTGTACGCCGCTATCACGCAACCTGTTAAGGCGCCCGCGCCAATAATCCCTATCAACCCCATTTACGTATCCGAAATCTTTGGCTGTACTTCTTGCCATGATGTCGGCATGAGTGTCACCGTTGTTAATAATTTTATTTAAAGTTTGTAGCGTCCACTTTTCAGTTGCAGTATCTGGCGCCAACCAAGACAGAGTGCTGTACTCTGGACCATTTATCAAGAATGTGCTTTTGTAATCTGCGACTACTGTGGTTACCCCAATGCCTGCTAGGCTTGCAATCAACGCTAATAAAAAAATAAACCTATACTTCATGACTTCTTTTTCCTCTCAAGAGGACCGGGAAGTATCCACCCGATAATCATCGGTCCAATAAATACTAGGACTAAGGCCCAACCACCAATCTCAACTAATTTTTCTAATATGGAAAAAAAGTTTGCTTCCGCTTCAACTATTGTCTGGGCGGGGCTCGTTAAAACTTCCGTCGTTACATCTGCCGCAAAGGCACCCGTCATGGCTCCCGCTATTGGTGCAAGAGCACCCCCACTGATCGCAGTCCCCGCAACGGCACCGACTCCCGCCGCTGTGCTCACTACCGCCGCTTCCTTCAGGCTTTGGCATCCCGCTATCAGAATGATCGAGAATAACCATACTAGGCGGTTAACATGCCAAGAAGAACGACGGCGACCACTACAATTACTACCTTCTGCTTTAATCCGAGAGCGTTCCATTTTTTCACCAATTTATCAATCATAATTATCTCCTATGTTTTTTAGTTTTAGCAGCTATCTTTTTAGGTTGTTTTACAAACTGCTTACCCTTTTTAGTTCCTTCTCTCTTAGCTTTTGTAGTAGCTGCATACTCAGAACTGCTTAATGATTTAATAGCTTTTTCTGGCAAATACCTTTCGCCAGTTGCTTTAGGCCCTTGCGTCGAAGGTTTGCCGCTTTTGGTTCGCCACTTTTGTTTAGTCCAATTTTTTAGACTTTTCTGTGACTTTGACAAAGCCATTACTTATAACCGCCGCCAGCTTCTTTATAACGCTTTGCAAGCATTTGAGCTTTGCGTGCGCTCCATTGTCCCGGCTTGCCACCCTTGCCGCCAGCTTTTATCTCATTAAATAAACGCTTGCGCATGGTAGGCTTAGTGTAATTACCAGCTTCGTTTACTTTACTTTTTGCTGCTTTTCTTTTTTGCATCTATTTTTTTCTTTACTGTAGTGGGTAGCTCGTTAGGAACGCCCTTCATGATCCTTTAACCCATTTCTTAGACGGCGATTTAGTCTTGCTTGGTGACCACTTAACTTTGTCTGCCCAGTAAGCCGCAGACATTTTTCCCTTTTTAATGTTTTTTGCGTGACGAGATTTAAATGCCTCACGCTGTCCAGCTGTTTGATTGGTCTTAACTCCTGCCTGACCAAAGCGAATTGTTTTAATCTTGTCGCCTTCTTTTGCTACAACAATGTGAGACTTTCCACTACCATCTCTTAGTCGTTTGGGTTTGTTGTACCCTGATACTCCTGCTCTTTCTAATCGTGGATCTTTCTTAGCAGCCATTACTTGTTCATCAACCTTTCTTCTAGTTTGTCAATTCTATGAAGCACTCTATCTATCGAATCGTGAAGTTCTTTACGGCTTACTGCTTCGGATGCAATGTTAGTTATACGATTGTGCAATGTCTTGTCTTCATCCTGAAGACGATCAAATAACTGAAACACTCTACGTATTGTTATGCCAAACAAAACCATCAATACGCCAAACAGCATGTCTGTCATTACGGACATGTCCATCACCGCATCTCCTTGCCAAAGGCGCGGTCAATAGTTGCCTCAATTGAACCTACTCGATAGGTAAGCACATCTAATCCTTTTACCGCTTCCGCAAGCAGATCACGATCATGCTCTAGTTTTTTAAGATTATGTATCTCAAGAGCGCACTGCTTTGCTTCGGCTTCAAGCGTAGGAATAGTTTTGTCAGTGTACTTCTGTAACGCCTCGACATCAGAAGACATTGCACTTGCCCACCAAATTGCAGAAACTGTTTGGCCTATAATAAAAATAATAGCGCCTATAAGATACGTTGGTATATTCATAAACTTTTTTCAGGAAAAACAGGATCAGGATTAACGCTGAAAGAAGTGCCGTTGCTTTGGCCTGCCCATATAATGCAAGCCTCTTCTTCAGTTTTTACACGTCTTGTAACAACTACAGTAGACGTCGTGCTTTCCTTGTTTACAAATAATACAATCGTAGTATCTTGACTCATGTGGCTCATGACCATAGGTATTTCACCGTAGTCATTTGCCAAATGATCCACCATGCTCATAAAGCTTGGCGTGCATGCCAAAGTAAACGGTGCATCAAAATGATACATGTCCTCTGGCGGCTCTTGTTGAGCTAAGGAACTATTTGATATTAGAAGAAAACAAAGGAGTAATTTTTTCATTAGTCATCCACACAATACCCCGATACCCAATATGTCGGCTGCACGTATGGTAAAACTCCATAAGGAAACTTACGTGGCTGTTTTTCATAAAAAGCTTTTCCGTTTGACATACGGTAGGCTACTCGCCTAGGCTGGTATGTCTTTCGTCCTATTCTAGCTTTTCGTGCCATTAGTAAGCTGCCTCTGCTTCCGGTTCCAAATTCCTATAGCTTCTAACTACAGGAGGTGTAGGATCTATATCGTATATTCTGGATAATGCGTCCAAAAAGTCTGGGTGAATAGTAGGGAAAAGATTGTACTCGTTGTCTCTTACCCACTTAACAAGATCGTATACTTTGTCATTTTCATCCTTGCAAAGAATTTTTTTAGACAAAAGAAACTCTTGCTTCCTTTCCTTCAAATCTTCCTGCAAAGATGTTAACATATTTTTATCTGTTGGGTAAGGCCAAAAGAAAGAACCATCTTTTAAATCTGGTTCCAATCTTTGTATCCTATCCTTTTTGGATTGTGACCCTCCACCACCAACCCAGTTAAGCTCGTATATTGGAAAGTTACTTCCCTCTATACGCATCATCTCTTTAAAATGCTCAATATCGCTTTGAGCGCCGTAACGCTCATAACCTACTTTTACTTCTCTTACACCGGGAGCTCTTTTCCACTTGGCTCTTAATTTCTTTAAATGATCCCATCTTTCAGACAAACTCATCCTATGACAAGCGCCATCTAAAAGATATTTGTTATAGTTAGCATCAACGCCAACTACACACATTGCTGTTCTGTTTGACTCTTTCTTTTTGGAGCTAGCTGGGTCAACAAGTATGTACACGTTCATAGTGTACGGCCTTACTTCCCACTCTCTCCACCACTCTGACTTAAACGCAACATCACTACCAGCAATTGGATTAAGAAGTTGTTGACAAGCTACTGTGTAAGTAGATGTTGTTTTCTTAATCTCTTCCCATCTATCTGGAGTAAGAAAGATTGGTATGCCGTCCATCTGCCCATTGTGAGTAGCAGTATGTATTCTAGGTTTAACTGCCGCCCTTTGCAAGATTGTACCATACGTGTCACCGTATGAGTACCTAGTTCCAGCATACTGATACCTAGGATTATGAGTAGATCCTAAGTTAAGAGATAACTCCCAC